CGACTAATACAAATGTATCAACTAACACAAATACATCAACGAACACAAATGTAAATACAAATCAAAATACTAATGTTAATACTAATGTTAATACATCTACTTCAACGGCAACCACAAATAACACTAATACTAATATAAATACCTCTACGTCTACGAGTAATGTAAATTCAACAGTAAATCAAACCGTCAATAACAATAATGTAAACACATCAACAAGCACATCTGAAAATACAAACACCAATATAAATCAGTCAACATCTGAATCTAACGTGCAAACAAACAA